CTGCCATATTTGTTCCTGGAACAAAATTTAACCGGCGGGGGGAACGGGATCCCCACCGGCTGCCGGGTTTAGAAAACCCGGGAAACGCGACTCATTGATATGAGAATTGCGTGGCGCGGGCCATGCGAACAGTTTCCCATTCGCCGGATGCCCGTACCGTCGCAGCTACATACTTGAGCACTTTTTCTGGCGGTAAGTGCTGCAGGTCCGAGTCAGGAGTTAACCTAACATCGATCCCTGTAACATCACCGACGGCTATCTGATTAGAGATGTCGCCGGCCGCCTCAAAGGCTATGTTTGCTGGACTGAAACGCCGTACTCGAGCCAAGAGCCCGTACACCGTAGTGATAATGCCACACAACTCTGCTTGGGTGCAAGAGTCGGGCAACTCGCCGCCATGTCGAAAGTCGTACAGCAGCTGAGCGAATTGTTGCTTACGCAACTCACCATCTAGTGATTCTCCCTGAAGGAAATTGAAAAGCGATTTCCGCCACCCAAGGGGGGCAGCGGCATAAGGCCCGAATCGCGTCGAACAGAACTCGAACGGCTCGTCAGCAACGGAGAAATTAATATCCTTGCAGTTATGCCCCAGCTTAGCATACGCGTGGCGTATCATATCGGCGGTGGCCCAAAAGGGCACCCGCTCGACACAATCGTCACCGTACGCGCGAACGTGTGTACGTAACCCCCGATTCAGTGATTGAATGGGGTGAGCTGAGACAATACCGGGCAGGTACATCTCTCGATCTGGTGATTCCATAGCGATTTTCCGGAGGTCGTACTGCACAAAGAGCGCGCACAAAACTCGGATTCTAGAATTCGTCGGGCCGGTATTAAACGACCCGGATTTCATAATGCCAGGATTCAGCTGAGCGTATAAAGTCCCATCTGACAGCGACACGCATTGGTTCATGTGAGCACGCGCAGAGTTCAACACCAGATTAAAAATCATGGTGCCTGGAACGGCGCGATAAAGTTTGAGGCGCATGTAGGCATCAGCCCATAGCTCCCATTCGCTCACAGATACATCCCACCCGTTCATATCCGTATCCACGCGGAAAGGCATGGCTTCGGAGACTGACTGGAAAAACTGCAATGTCTCTACTTCAGAGGATTTGTTCTGCCCCGGCATGGAGGGGCAGTATCTCCAGTTGTCAATCTCGACCTGATTCTGAGGCCCATCGCAAACGCGTTGTGCGACCTGCAGAATAAGACTGACAGACCAAATAAGGCGGTACCTCTTCTCGAGGAGCTTCGCCAGTTTGTGCAGCTCGTTTTTAACGAAAACACGAGCGGGAAAATTGATTCCTAACCTAAGGAGTTCTTCAGCTGTATAGCTGGCATACTCGTCAGGGGAAATAACACACAATAAGAACACGAACTCAACACACGCACTCGCCACTAACTCATAGTTGTTTTTAAGCAACTCGTCGTTCTTTGCCGCAAGAGCAGCAAACGGGACGCCCGGTCCGGACTCAGGAACGACTCGGCTTTGCAGCTCGAAGTCAACTAGAGCCCGGAGTTCGGACATCGCGTAGGCCCGAACACTCGGGTCTTTAAGATCGTTTAGTTTTGTGGTGAGGACCCCGTGGGGCCTGGCGCGAGGGTATCCATCCGCGACTTCATCGCAGCGGCTACGGAGTTCATCTCCCTGAGGGCTTGCAGAATCTCTCGATTGACCGAGCTGTTGTCTAAGGCTGTCTCGCTCGGCTTGGGAGCCGCGCTTGGGGTAGCCGTAGAGGGGCTTT